AAACACAAGAAGAATTTGATACAGCCATCAAAGAAAGATTGGCTAGAGAAAACAAAAAATATGAAGGATTTGTAAGTCCTGACAAATTAGCAGAATTAAAAGCCGATTATGAAAAAGAAATCAGTAAAAAATATGAAGGTTATACTTCACCAGATGACCTAGCAACCATGAAAAAAGAATATGAAGGGAAAATTGCAAAATATGAGTCCGACTCAGTAAAAACGAGAATTGCAAATGAAATGGGATTGCCTTCATCTATTGCTTCACGTCTGAAAGGTTCAAATGAGGAAGAAATTCGTAAAGATGCTGAATCATTTGCTGGCTTTTTTCAAAAAGACCCACCTTTAGCAACAGGTGAACAAACAGTTGCTAATGAAGACCAATCAAGAAATGTTGCTTTAAAGAAATTATTAAAAAATTTAAGACAAGGAGATTAAGATAATGGCAGTATTAAGCAAAGGAAATTTATTTGATCCTGTATTAACAAAGGATCTAATCAACAAAGTAAAGGGAAAATCAAGTTTAGCTGTTTTATCAGCGCAAACACCAATTCCATTTAATGGTTCAAAAGAGTTTACTTTTTCTATGGATAATGAAGTAGATATCGTTGCTGAAAATGGCAAGAAAAGTGAAGGCGGAGCTTCAGTGGATCCAGTAATTATTGTTCCAATCAAATTTGAATATGGTGCTCGTGTTTCTAATGAATTTATGTTTGCCAGTGAAGAAGAACAATTAGATATTTTAAAAGAATTTAATGAAGGATTTGCTAAAAAAGTTGCTAGAGGTTTAGATATCGCTGCATTCCATGGTTTAAATCCTAGAACTGGCGAAAAATCTGCAGTAGTAGGAGAAAATAACTTTGATAGTAAAGTTACACAAACCGTTACTTATGCAAATGATAATCCTGATGATTGCTTAGATACAGCAATTGCAACAGTTGAGGATGCCGATTGTGAAGTAACAGGTATTGTAATCAACTCTGCAGTACGTAGTGATCTATCAAAAATGAAATCTACGACAGGAGATCAATTGTATCCTGAATTCCGTTTTGGTGGTAAACCATCAACATTAGGTTCTCAAGCATTAGATACAAATAATACAGTATCATTTGGTTCAGAAACAAAAGACCAAGCAATTGTAGGTGACTTCGCTAATATGTTCAAATGGGGATATTCAAAAGATATTCCATTAAAAATTATTGAATATGGTGATCCTGACAATTCAGGAAAAGACTTACAAGGATATAATCAAGTATATATTCGTGCTGAAATATTCATGGGATGGGGAATCCTAGATGCTAATTCATTTACAAGGGTGGTAAAAGCATAATGGCAACATATAGGAATAAAAAAACAGGTGCAACCATCACTACTGATTTGATTATCAGTGGTGGTGATTGGGAAATTGAAGAAAAAAAGAAAAAAGAACCTAAAAAGAATGCTGATAAAGATGGTGGAGCTGATGAGTAATGATACCATTTGTAACAATAGATGATGTTACTTTGCTGTTTAGAGATTTAACAGTAGCTGAAACAAAAAAGGCAACAATTTTATTAACTGTTGTTTCAGATTGCTTGAGACAAGAAGCAAAAAAAGTTGGGAAAAATCTTGACCAAATGATAGAAAATGGAGATGTATATGAAAATGTAGTTAAAAGTGTATGTGTTGATATTATTGCTCGTAACTTGATGACCTCAACCAACAGCGAACCTATGGAACAGATGTCACAATCAGCTCTTGGATACTCTGTATCAGGTACTTTTTTGGTACCTGGAGGAGGATTGTTCATTAAAAAAAGTGAGCTTGCCAGACTAGGTTTGCGTAGACAAAGAATAGGTGTAATTAATATTTATGGCAATGATTAAAGGTATTCCTGTTGTTTTATTACAAAAAATAAAGGTTGATGAAGATCCTTTTGGACAAGCTATTTATCGAGAGCGAGAAATCATAGTTGAAAATGTTCTTGTTTCACCATCATCAGCCAATGATATTATTACTTCACAAAATTTAACCGGTAAAAAAGCAGTTTATACACTTGCCATTCCTAAAGGTGACCAAAATTCTTGGGAAGATAACAATGTTGTTTTTTTAGGAAGAAAGTGGCATGTATTGGGTTTTGCAATTGAAGGAATAGATGAAAATATTCCTTTAGACTGGAATAAGAAAGTAATGGTAGAAAGATATGGCTAAAATAGTACTTGATAAAAAAGGTGTAAGGGAATTACTTAGATCTCAAGAAATGATGGATATTTGCCTAGAACATGCAGAAGCAACCAAAGCAGCTGCTGGTGGTGGAGGGTATGAGATATCTTCTCATGTTGGAACTAATCGTGTAAATGCATCTGTTAGAGCAGATACAATAGAAACAATAAAAGATAACTACAAAAACAATACATTGATTAAAAGTTTGAGGTGATAAAAATGATTGAAGAAATTGTTTTTAATTATCTTAAAAACAAATTGAATGTTCCTGTGACATTTGAAAATATTAATGAAGTTGAATATGTACTCATTGGTAAAAGTGGCAGTAGTAGATTTGATTTTACAAACACGGCCACTTTTTTTATTCAATCGTATTCGTCTTCAAAATATAAAGCATCTTTACTCAATGAAAAAGTAAAAGATGTCATGTATGACTTAATTGAGTTGGATGAGATCACATCATTACATCTCAATAGTGATTATGATTATACAGATACAACAATAAAGAAATATCGATATCAGGCTGTGTTTGATATTGGATATTTTTAGAAAGGAGTAGATATAGATGGACGCAAAAAATGTAAGTGCAGCTAAACCTAAAATAGGTGGTTCAGTATTTGTTGCACCTTTAGGTACAAAACTACCAGAAGATGCAAAAAGTGAATTGGATGCTAAATTCAATTCATTAGGATATTGTTCAGATGATGGAGTTTCAAACAATAACTCACCTGAAACAGATACTCAAAAAGCATGGGGTGGAGCTGTTGTTTTAAATTTATTTTCTGGAAAAGAGGATACATTTAAATTAAAGTTGATTGAATCATTGAACGTAAATGTATTGAAGACAGTTTATGGTTCTAGCAATGTTACTGGAGATTTAGATACTGGATTAACAATCAAAGCTAAAAATGAGGAACCTGAACAGTTTTCATGGGTCATTGATATGATTCTAAAAGGGAAAATTTTAAAAAGGCTTGTTATTCCATGTGCTGGGATTACTGAAATTGGTGAAATTAAATATTCTGATAGTGATGCTATTGGTTATGAAATAACTTTTTCAGGAGTTCCTGATGAAACAGAAACATCCCATTATGATTATATGATCAAGAAAAAAGAAGGAGAGTAATCTAGATGAAGATAACTGGTATTACAAAACAAGGATTTCATTATTCTGTAGATGATGCAGTAGGTGATGATTGGGAACTTATTGAAATTTTAAGTAAAATGAACAATGATGAATATTTAAGTGTTGTTCCTTTTGCTAAAAAGCTTTTAGGAAATGCCCAATATGAAAGATTAAAAAAATTCTGCAGAGATAAAAAAACAGGTAGAGTTCTTACAAGCAAAATGCAAGAAAACATCATGGACATTTTTAATTCAAATAAAAAAGTAAAAAACTAGTGATCCTCGCCAACATGATAAAAACTGATGAGGACGCTTTAATTTGTGATTTAGCAGAAACTTATCAAATATATGATTATAAGTCGCTTCCAGCATATATGGTTGCGACTTTTTCAGTTGGTTTGAGGGAAAATTCAAGAATAAAAATGAAGTTGAGCAATCAAAAGGTTCCTTTTGGGGAATTGCTTTTATCAATGATTTCAGATGAATTGACAAGATTGATTTGGATGAAAACAGAAGATGGTGCAAAAGGCATCAATCCTCCTAAATCGATAGTATCACTTATTTTAAACAATGGAGAAGAAAATACTGTCAATGATGGTTTTCAAACTGTTGAAGAATATGAAAAAGCAAGATTAGAGATTATAAGGGAAGGAGGATAATATGGCAACCAATTTAGCAAAAGCATATGTTCAAATTGTTCCCTCTGCTGAAGGAATGAAGGGCATGATTGAACAGGCCATGGGGAAAGATCCTGAAGAAGCAGGAGAAAAAGTTGGAAATTCAATTGCTTCAAAAATAAAGAATATCATTGTTGCTGCTGGAATTGGAAAAGTTGTATCTCAGGCTTTTACCGAAGGTAGTGCTTTAGAACAATCTTTAGGTGGGATTGAAACGTTGTATAAGGAAAACGCTGATAAAATGAAAGCTTATGCAAAAGAAGCCTATAAAACATCAGGTGTCAGTGCAAATGCTTATATGGAAAATGTTACTTCTTTTTCAGCGTCTTTGATTTCAAGTTTAAAAGGCGATACAAGTA